CCGCGGATGAACGCGGATGGCGGGATCTGGCGATCCCTTGTGAGCAGGGGGAACGTTGAGAGCAGGCAGATTAAGGCATAGGGTTACGATACAGGAAAAGGCGGTCACCAGGAACACTTTCGGCGAGGAGGTGGTGACGTGGTCGGACGTGGCCACGGTGTGGGGGTCGGTGGAGCCGGTACGGGGGCGGGAGTTCGAGGATGTCAGTTTCGCCGGGGCGGAGGTGTCGACCAAGATCGTGCTAAGGTATCGGAGCGGGGTGGTGCCGGAGATGCGGGCGACGGAGGGGGATAACATTTACGATATCCTGGCGGTGATCAACGTGGATAATCGGGACCGCGAGTTGAATTTGTACTGTCGCGAGGTGCTTTAACCGCAGATGGACGCGGATTAACGCAGATAGGGAAAGGGAAAAATGCCGCGGGTGAAGGTGGAGGTGGAGGGGGGGCCGGAGCTGATCGCCAAGCTGAAGAAGCTGGGGGTGGACGTGGAGCAGGTGCTGGAGGCGGCGGCGACGGCCGGGGCCCAGATGATCGCGGAGATGGCGAATGCGAAGGCGCCGCGGCGGCTGATCAAGACGGAGACGGCGGAGCGGAGGCCCGGGCAGGTGACCGTCGATGTGGGGATGCCGGACGAGGTGTGGTACTGGCGCTATCTGGAGACGGGGGCGGGGCCGCACAACATCACGGGGGATCCGCTGGTGTTCGAGGGGGACCAGGGTACTATCGTGACGTGGGCGGTGGGACATCCGGGGATGGCGGCGCGACCATTCCTGCGGCCGGCGTTCGATAGCCAGAAAAAGAACGCGGCGGAGGAAGCAGGGGCGGTGATCAAGAAAAGGGCGCTGGGATGACGATCGAGGAGGGGCTGTACAGCCGGCTGCAGGCGGTGGCGGGCGTGACGGCGCTGGTGAGCACGCGGGTATACCCGCTGCTGGTGCCCCAAGAGGCGAGCCTGCCGGCGATTGCGTACCAAAGGATCTCGGGGCCCAGGGAGACGGCGCACGACGGGCCGAGCGGGCTGGCGTTCGCGCGGATGCAGGTGACGTGCATCGGGAGCAGCTATTCGAGCGCGAAGGGTGTGAGCGAGGCGGTGCGGGCAGCGCTGGACGGGCAGAGTGGGACGTGGGGCTCGACGGTGGTGGGGGCGTGTTTCCTGGACGATGAGAGCGACATCTGGTCGACGGTGTTCGAGAAGCCGGTGGTGCGAGCGGATTATTTGATCTGGTATCAGGAGTGACCGCAGATGGAACCGCAGATGAACACGGATAAACGCAGATGGGACGGGGATGAACGGCCGTATACAGTGGGCTCGTGGAAGGGGTTACCGCAGCTCCAATGTAAATTTTGTCGGTTCGACACGTTGGAGGGGGTGGATGAAATGATGCGGCATTACGAGGCCGATCACGCCCCAAAGCCCCCACCCAAGATACGTTTGCCGTTCGTGGACGCGCGCGGGGAGCCGATCGAGGTGGAGAGGGAGATAGAGGATGGCCAGACAGAGCCACACGCCGCTGACGGCGCTGGGGACGAAAACTAACGCCTACACAGCCAACGCGGCCGACCTGACGATGACGGCGGCCGACGCGGCCAATAAAGAACAGGTGACGTTCACCGGCGCGGAGATCATCATCGCGCACAACACGGGCGGGACCGGGTACACGGTGACGATCAGTTCGGTGGCAGACGCGGCGGGCCGGACGGGGGACATCACGACGTACAGCCTGGCCGGGGGCGAGTACGCGGTGTTTGGCCCGTTTGATCTGGAGGGATGGGAGCAGACGGACGGAAAGTTGTATTTTGAAGCGAGCAGCGCATCGGTGAAGTTTGGGGTGGTAAAACTGCCCCTATAGATTATGGAGGTGTAGGATGGGTATCGCTAGTTATGGGACGTTGTTAAAGGCGGGCGATGGTGGAAGTCCGGAGAGTTTCACGACGATCGCGGAGGTGCTGGACATCACCGGGCCGGGGTTGACGCTGAATACCGAGGACGGGACCAGCCACGATAGCACGGCCGGGTGGATGGAGCGGATCGCGACGATCCTGGATGTGGGAGAGGTCGGCTTTGCCATCCAGTACGATCCGGCCGGGGCGACGCACGACGCGAGCACGGGGTTGATCGCGGATATGGTGGCGCGGACGTTGCGGAATTTCCAGCTCGTGTTTCCGGATACGGGCACAACCACGTGGGCATTTGCGGCATTCGTGACGGGGTTCGAGCCGGGGGCGCCGGTGGCGGGAAAGCTGACGGCGAGCGTGACGTTGTCGGGTAGCGGGCAACCGACGCTGGCGTAGTTTTACCGCGGAGAGCGCAGGGAGCGCGGAGAAAACCAAAACAGTAACCGCAGATGGACGCGGATTAACGCGGATGGAGGGTGATATGGGATTATTGAGCAGGGAGCAGATCCTGCAGGCCGAGGACCTGGTATACGAGGACGTGGAGGTGCCGGAGTGGGGTGGCACGGTGCGGGTGCGGGGCCTGACGGGAGCGGAGCGGGACCAGTTCGAGGCCTCGATCGTGTCGCTGAATGGCCGTCAATCGAAGGTCGATACCAGGAACGTGCGGGCGAAGCTGGCGGCGCTGACGATCATCGATGAGGATGGGAAGCGGCTATTCACCGATCAGGACGTGCGGCAGCTCGGGCTGAAAAGTGCGGCGGCGCTGGATCGCGTGTTCGACGTGGCGCAGCGGTTGAGCGGGCTGAGTGATCAGGACATCGAGGAGCTGGCGGAAAATTTAACCGGCGGCCAGAGCGACGGTTTTACTTCCGCCTAGCTCTGGCGCTGGGATGCACGGTCGACGAGTTGCTGGCCAGGATCAGCAGCCGGGAGCTGACGGAATGGATGATCGTGGAACGGATGGAGCCGTTCGGCGGGCGGCGTGGGGACCTGCAGATGGGAATCGTGGCGGCGGCGATCGCGAACACGGCGCGGGATCCAAAGAAGCGGCGGCGGGCGTTCCAGCCGGCGGATTTTATGCCGGATTTCGATAACCTGATGCCCATGGCGCGGCCGTGGGAGGAGCAATTGGCGATCGTGGAGCAGATCAATAAGGCGATGGGGGGCAGGGATCTTAGAACCGCAGATGCACGCGGATGAACGCGGATCTTTTTGGACAGGATTAACAGGATTTACAGGATAGGGATGTGGCGACTTTAGCGAGCCTGGTGGTTAAGCTGACGGCGGATAGCTCGGATTTCCGGAATGATATGGAGAAATCCGCCGGGTTTGCGTCGGGCGTGGTGGGGAAGCTGAAAGGCGGGTTCGGCGCGCTGGGCAAGGTGGCGGCGGTGGGGTTCGCCGGCGCGGCCGCGGGCGCGGTGGGCCTGGGCGTGGGGCTGGTGAAGCTGGCCAGTAACGCGGGCAAGGTGCAGGGGGTAACGGACGCGTTCGAAGGGCTGACGAGCACGATCGAGGGGGGCTCGGCGGATATGCTGGCGGCTTTGAAAGAGGGGTCGCTGGGGATGGTGAACCAGACCGAGCTGATGATGGGGTTCAATAAGGCGGCCCAGCTCGTGGGGATCGATTTCGCCCAGAATCTGCCGGACGCGATGTCATATTTGAGCAAGGTCTCGGCGGCGACCGGGCAAGATATGGGGTTTATGATTGATTCCTTAATCACCGGCGTTGGAAGGTTATCGCCGATGATCCTGGACAATCTGGGGATCCAGGTCGCCTTGAGTGATGCGACGGCCCGGGCGAGCGAGATGTTCGGCGTCGAGGCGGGGGAGCTGACGAAGGCGCAGACGCAAGCCGGGATGATGAACGTCGTGCTGGAGAAGCTGCAGGAGAACACGGCGGCGATGCCGGAGGTGGCGGGGACGGCGGCGCAGGCGCAGGCGGCGCTGAGCGCGCAATTGCAGGACACAAAGGACGCGATCGGGGTCGCTTTGTTGCCGGTGTGGAACGAACTGATGCAGGGGGTTTTGAGCCTGGCGCAGCAGTACCTCCCGATATTGATCGAGGTATTCAAGAGCGAGGTGGTGCCGTGGATCCAGGATAAGGTCGTGCCGGCGATCGGTGATCTGGTGTCGTGGTTGTCAAAGAATCTGCCGGGGGCGATGAGCACGGTGGCGGGATTCTGGAGTGGGACGCTAAAGCCGGCATTGGAGGCCGTGGCGGCGTTCATCCAGAATCCGGTAATCCCGTGGATCGAGAAGCTGGTGGGATGGCTGCAGGAGAACGTGCCGAAGGCGATGCAGACGGCGCGGGATATCTGGAATTCGGTGCTGAAGCCGGCGCTGGAGGCGCTATGGCAGTTCATCCAGGATCCGGTGATCCCCTGGTTAGAGAAGTTCGTGAGCTGGGTCGAGGACCGGATCCCGGAGGCGATGACGGCGGCGCAAGATGTGTGGAACTCGGTGCTGAAGCCGGCGCTGACGGCATTGTGGGAGTTTATCAAGGACCCGGTGATCCCGATCATCGAAAAGTTGTTTAATTGGCTGAACACGAACGTGCCGCGGGCAATGCGGATGGTAAAAGGGGTGTGGGAGAACGCGCTAAAGCCGGCACTGTCGGCGCTGTGGGGGTTCATCCAGGACCCGGTAATCCCCATCATCGAGCGGTTCGTGGGCTGGCTTTCTGACAAGATCCCGGACGCATTCGCGACGGTGGTGCGGTGGTGGAATCAAACAGGCAAGCCGATCTGGGAGAAGATCAGGGGCGCGATCCAGATGGTGGTGGATGTGCTGGAGAAGATCATCGAGTATGCCAGAAAAGTCACCGACGCGCTGGGCTCGATCAAGGTGCCGGAGATCAAGCTACCGAGCATTCACATCCCGGACTGGTTGATCCCAGGGAGCGCGACGCCGCTGGAGATCGGGATCCGCGGGGTGAGTGACGCGCTGCGGGAGATGCGGATGGACTGGGCGACGATGGGAACGATGGCGGGCGTGGGCGCGGGCGGTGGGGGGACGAGTATCGGGCGCCAGGTTAACGTGACGGTGGACGCGCATTATCGCAACGTGCAGAGCGAGGCGAGCCTGGTGGACGATATGCGGATGCTGGCGCAGTTGTACGGATGATTTACCGCGGAGAGCGCAGGGAGCGCGGAGAAAACCAGGTCTTGACAGGATTAACAGGATTTACAGGATAACTAGGGATGGCGACGCCGACGCTGATTGTTAGTGACGTGAGTTACGATCTGGCCTCGTTGTACCGGTACACGGGTCACGACGGGCTGGGGATGGCGCCGCTGCACCGGCTGACGGAGCGAGGCCCGGCGCAGCATGGGGCGACGGACCTGGGGTTCCGGCTGGACCCGCGGGTGTTCCGGCTGTTTTTCATCATCGAGGCGACGGACCTGGCGGACGTGTACGAGGAGCGGGATGGGATCCTGCGTTTGTTCCGGCCGCTGGACGACGCGCTACAGTTGCGGTGGACGTTCGACGATGGGAGCGTGCGCCAGATCGACGCGCATTATAGCGCGGACCTGGGGATGGGGACGGACGGGCTGAAGGGGTTTAACCAGGTGCTGGCGGTGACGATGGTGGCGCCGGATCCGACGTTTTACGACCCGGATGCGGATGTAGAGATTTTCGCGCTGGGGGCCGGCGGGGGCGCTTTCGAGGTGCCGATGGAGGTGCCGCTATCTGTGGGTGCGAGCACGCTTGACGTAACTCAGACGATTTACTACACGGGGAGCTGGCGGACATTCCCGTTCATCCGGATCGTGGGGCCGATCACGAGCCCGAAGGTACAGAATCTCACGACGGACGAAAAGATCGATTTCAGCGGGACGACGATCGACGCGGGGGATTATTACGATATCGATTGTCGATGGGGGTTCAAGACGGTGGTGGACTCGGATGAGGCGAACACGATCGCGGACCTGACGAGCGACAGCGACCTGGCAACGTTCCACCTGGAGGCGCCGATGGGGAGCGCGGCGAATAAGCCGAATGATATCCAGGTGACGGGGAGCGCAGCGACGGCGGCGACGACGGTGTATCTCAGGTATTATAATCGGTACATTGGGATTTAGGATTTGCGATTTTGGATTTTGGAACCGCGGATTAACGCGGATGGCGAGGTGATGGATGGCTGAAAAAAGTATTTTCTGGACGACGGGGGCGACGGGGGACGGGGCGACCGAGTACACCCAGGCGGAGCTGATCCGGTGGATGCGCCAGATGTGGCTGGCGGACAATACCGACGAGGGGGTACATAAGAACTATTTGAACGAGCTGGAGGTGACGGGGACCAGCACGCCGGTAGCGGTGAACACGGGGGCGGCGATCGTGTACGGGTTCCCGTATTGGAATACGGCCAGCGTGGACGTGGCGATCCCGACGCCCAGCGCGGCGACGCGGATCGATTACATCACACTGGAGGCGGACTGGACGGCGCAGACCGTACGGATCACCAGGGTTGCGGGCACGGAGGGGGCGGGGGCGCCGAGCCTGACGCAATCGGACGGCTCGGAATGGCAGATCCCGCTGGCGCAGGCCTCGATCACGACGGGCGGGGTGATCACGGTGACGGATGCGCGGGTGTGGGTGCACCCTAATATCGAGGTCGAGACGGCTAACATCGCTGACGAGGCGGTGACGGCGGCCAAGATCGACAACCGCACGCGGACGCTGTTCGTGCCGGCGACGGCTGGGTATAACAATACAGATGCGATCTCATTGACGTATGCCAGTCGCGGATTCCAGTTGGCGGATAATAAAAGCTGTGAGTGTCGCGGACATTTCGTGGTCCCGAAGGATTTCGCCTCGGGGATGACGATCAAGGCGATTGTGTCGGCGGCGGTTGCGTCGGGGAATATTTACGCGACGAATGTCGCGACCTATGGCGCGTTGGATGAGGCGATCGACACGCATACGGCCGGGAGCGGGTACAGCGCGACGGCGATCGTGGGCGACGAATGGGATGCGATCAATAATGAATCGCTGGCCAGCGCAGCAGTGGATGACGTGGTGAATGTATACTGTATAAGAAACGCCACACACGCCAGTGATACGGTGAGCGCGGTGGTCTATTTCGTCGGGTGGTTGGTAGAGTACACGGCGGATAGCTGATGGCAGCGACGAAAGAACAGATCCTCGCATATTTCGATAGCCTGACCAGCAAGAGCAACCGCCGGGTATTGATCGGTCAGCAGAACTGCGCGCGACGGTTGGAGATCCAATCCTGTTACGACGAGTACTTTTTGGGATTGGAGACACTGACCGGG